GTAGCCTCCTCCCGTCTATCGGATGTAGTTTGCGCTATATCTGATTTTTCTTCACTATACTATCAACTACAGATGTTCTATTTTCATCAGTGTATGTTGATAGTTCATATGTAGTAATATGTAGTGGTCTTTTGAAACAAAAGTGCGCCGTTCTTATGAGCCCTATAGGTCTAGGGCCTTTCTTTACAAGAAAGTGTGGGATGTCGTAGATGCCCACGATTTTTGCGTAGAACGAGTATTATATACTCGTTTAGGCGGTTTATTAAAACCGTGCCACGAAGCGTTGTTGAAAATGCTGTCGTGTGCCGCTCTTATAGAGTCACATTAGAAGTGTGATAGTTCGGAGCGTATTTGTGTTTGAACTTGCCCACTTAGTGTGGGATATTGATCGTAAGTTATCCGTAACTGAGGCGACTGAGAATCAGTTGTGCCATTGCGGGCGTTTGACGTCCAGGATGGAAAGTCTTAATCGGAGACTATAAATTCGATATTACCTCGGTTAACGAGGGTTGAAGTCTGACAGGGTAGACGTTACTTGTAGGCCATGGAGGAACCCGGATAAACCCGGCGCTTGACCAGCCGGGACCCCTAGATTACGAGAAATTCTCGGAATTGCAGGAGTCTTACCGCCACCTTCTCGCCACTTCTTAGTGGTTTTAGAGATGACATGTGTTGTAGTTAGTAGCCATTGGCGAAAACAGACACATTGTGTTCGTGAAGTTGAGAACTAGGAGCAGGAGCTTCCGTCAACCTATGAGATGTTTATCTGACGCAGATGACGATAGTACGTGGAAGGGACGCTATTGCTGTGCGATTGGTGCCTTCGGGCCTGGTATGCACGGATATCTACGATAACGTATGATATTGTGAGACATAAGTCGATCCGCCCACTTTGATGGGTGTAAAGGTTTTAGCGAAAGAGCTGCGTGGCATGGGAAACCGTAAATACATTATAATCATGAGGTCAGTTAATTTTTTCAAAATAAATAACGAAAAAAAAAAAAATAAAAATAAACAATTTTACCGCTAAAGTTGCCGGGATCGGCCGTGTTGAAGTATGCAACAATAATAGTTTAGAATTTGGATGCATGGTGCATGCCAGTTCTTGTTGGTGTTCGCAGGAGAAAGAGATCCCAGAAGTAGCATGGGAAGGTTCTTGTGGTACTGATTGTTGCTACGATTATAAAGAGTTATTTGGATTTGGTGTTAAGTCAGTTTATTTGCGTCAGTGTTTGCTTGACGTTGATTTCTTGTACTTTTGTTTAACTCGTATGCCCATATGTGAATATGATATCCTGTTTGCGAGACGATTGTTCACGGGGAAGATTGCCACCGAGAGCGGTTACTTGTCATATGATGAAGTCATCATTCAAAATCCCAAATTGAAGCGGGGAGCCGATGCCCCTGAGGGAATCGAGTGCAGCGCATATGCGGGGATCCAGAAGAGGAAATATGAGAGGAAGCAAGCATTTAAGCGTGAACTCGTGGAACAACGTAGAGAGAAGCGTAAGCAAGTATCTTCGCGCCGCAATTGCGAACGTTGTTTCTCCTATGAGGATCCTATATTCCAGGAGGTCGAGGAGAAAAAGATTGGCTCTGATGAGCCCACGCGCTTGCACACACGCAAGCTCGAGAAGCACTTACACAAGCTGGTGCAAGAAGCTAATAAGCGTAATAAGCAGCGCAAGAAAGACAGGAAACACGCCCGCCGAATGGTTACTGAGGCGGACATGAATTACCCAGCTTATGTTAAATACCTGGATGCGGAGAAAAGTGAGAGGAATCCTAACTACTCCCCAAGTTTTTATGGAGCATATACTGAGCGTGAGGACTCGAAGGAACCGAACAACCAGTGTGATGATACGGGTAGTTCTGATGGGGGAACTCGCTTAGGTTCGGATGTCGGACCTGATTCGGTACGATCCTTAGACTCTCAAAGATTAAGTATGTTGAGTTATCAATTGGATAATTATGATGATGTGTCTGATTACGGAACGCATACCACATATTCCTCTTACGAGCAGGCGGACTATTGGACGCCTAATGAAGACGAGCGGTTACTTCGTGCACATTTGCAGGCAATGATTGAGCGTCGCAAGAAATACGATCAGTTCCGCGAGACATGGAAGTCTAGAGTGAAAGTTCCAGATTTCATGAATGTGAATTTGACCGAAGTTTTCGGACAATTTAAGGAAATATTGGGGCCTATTATTGATGTAATCGGTGATAAATCCCATATTGTAGGTATTTTTCTTGATGTAATCACGTATATATACCTGGTTCGGAAATGTGATGCTGAAATTGATTTCGTTCTACTGACGCGATGGTTCATCTGCTCAGCGATGAAAGAGAAATCGGGTGTCGATCAAACAGCTATGATTGCGGTCGTATGCGGTATAGGTGGCTTCGCGAAAATGCTTGTGAAGCTCGTTACCCATTTGCGGTCGCGTGGTGACGCCGAGTCGAAAGTAGTGACCGAAGGATTTTTCGCTGATTCGATTGATTCTTTTGCGTCATTTGTTAAGGATATACACGACTCTAGTATAATAACTGCTATCAGGAATATTGCGATATCTATTGCAGCGCTTAAGATGTTTGATTTGAGTACAGCTAAGCAGATCTTCAAGTTTTGCGGAAAACCACTAGATGGCGGGCCAGTAGACTTGGTTACTACTATCTTATCCTCAATTGCATCAATAGTCAGGTCATTTGAGCTAGTCCGCGAGGGCGTACCATTGTCTGACGCATTGTTTGGCAATGACCCTCTAAGAGACGCTATTGCGGTTGGTAAACGCTTGCTGGCGTATAAAGACAAACTTTATTATGGCTTGCCGGTTCCAGGACGCATGGAGGAGAGCAAATTCGTTTCATCTGCAGATAAGATACTTCCTATTTTGCAGAATGCTATGAAAAAAGTGAGTCCTTTTAGTCCAATCTTCAAGCAGTGTAATGATATAGTGTCAGTGCTCCATCCCGCCTGGGAGGGAGTTAGGGCACGCATATTGGGATCAGAGCGCATGGCGCCATTCGGTGTCATTGTTTCTTCAGAGCCGGGTGTCGGAAAGAGCAGTATACTTCCTTGGATAGGCCGAATTTTATCTAACGTCATGGGTAGAGAATATGAGGAGTCACAGGTTTTTCATAGAATAAAGTCTTCCGACTTCTGGGAAGGATACGATTCATTTCTTCACAAGATCGTTCATTACTCTGAGTTAGGAGATAGCACTCCTGCTTATGCGAAGATGCACGGTGATGACATAATCACCGAGTTGACGTCAGTCATAGATAATGTGTCGTTGCCTTTAAATATGGCATTCGATAATAAGGGCAAGAGCTTCTTCAATTCGGAGTTGGTACTTATTGATACCAATAATACCGACATGAACCTAAAGGAGTTCGTGAATAATCCAGCAGCGTTTAAGCGAAGATTTTTATATGTTATCCCTGAGGTGAGAGAAGAATACCGTGTGGATAATGGATGTGGCCTTGACCCGCGTAAATGTTTAGATGATAAACGTATGATGGATCGTTTTAGGTTCACCATATATAGGGAGAAACAGCGTAACCGCAGAGACAGTGAAAAAGTGGTTTTAGGAGTTGGCGTTGATTGTGATAAAGCATATGACATCATTTTCGAACAGATGCGCAACCACTTTGAACACCAGCATCGTGTGGTTAAAGGAACGAGGGCTGATGTGCATGTGAGATACGGTAACAACCGCCGTTTGGACGATATCAAAGAGTTTGATTATAATCCTTATGATTTGTCGGATGGAGAGGTCGATGAGCGTGATCCAATGTTGATGTACCCCAAGGTTCGCGGAATACTTAAAGCTGAAGCGGACGACGATATCGATCCCGTTCCCGGTGGATGGTGGCAACTTATTTCGGGTGCTCTCACCGTAAGGCCATATGCGAGAGGAATAGATATGAATTATGTCAGATTTCTATGTCAGTTTGCATTATATGTTTGTGAGTGTCTTAAAGATAGTGTTAGTTGTTCTATAACTTTAAACGCTTACTCGATTATTCCAGATTTGTGGGTTAGTCGATTCCAACGTATCACATATTTAGGTCTACACCTTATGACGGGTGTGATCTCTATAAACGTAGCGGCGCATAGTGTTCTGTGGGGGGTAGTCATGTTTATACTATTGCAGACAGCGTTTAATGATATGATACACCGACCACTGGCGAATGAGATGGATAGGCGTAGGGCATTGCGTGAACGACGCGATGAATCTTTGCGCAGGTTGAAAGTAGCAATGGGCGTAGAGTCTAATAATATTTTATTTTATTCAGCAATGGCTCTAGGTACCTTTGCTGTTTCAGCATACATAGTAAAGCATTTGCTCAATATGTTTTCGCGTGTCTCAGCTGAAACTGAAACTGTATTCCGTACTCCTTCGGAGTATAACGCAAAGTTAAATGAGATCGAAGTTAAAATCGGTACTGAAAGAGCAGTAAGACGCAAACCTGGATTAATTCCTGATGCTTGGGTCACACAGGCTGTCAAGACCGATGTGGTTCATACTAATGGGCCAAAGTCACTCGATATGGCGGTTGCGCAGAATTGTCGCAGTGTCATCATTGAATGGGGTGGCAAACCCAGCCGCACGTGCGCGTTAGGTCTTTGTGAGGATTATATTCTACTGAATAGACACTGCCTCCCAGTTAGTGGTGATTTCACTATAAAGGTAAATATGACTGGTGTACGAAATGATTTAGATAATTATAGGGAGACTAAATTAACTATGGGTGAAGAAGTTTTGGTTACCGACGACATCGTCCTGTTACGAGTGTCGCAAATGCAATTTAAAGACATATCTAAACACTTTGGGGATGTTCCTTTCAAACTTGCTGAAGGATATATATGTGGATACCCCGTGAAACTACGTAGGAGTGGAAGTGCTGAAGCTCACAATGAAGTGCATGGTTTGATAAGAGTTAATGATGCGATATCTTACCAGTGGCCCAATCACCGTAGAGGTGCTTGTGGATCACCAGTAATAGTTGGCGTAGCTAATAGGGCATTTGTTGGTGGAATGCACTTTGCCGGAGATGAATTGAGTAACGTATCATTTGCGGTCGCGATTACTAAACAACAAGTGGATAATGCATTGACCGTAGCACGTGAGAAGCGTAAGTTAATGCGAGTTGTATCTCAAAGTGATGATATTGTTACACTAGCAGATCCCAAACCGAGAAGTCCATTCAATTATGAGAACTTCCATTGTATTGATTACTGGGGTAGTGATAATTCCATTGTTACCATGAATAATAAATCAGCGTTGAAGAGGACACGATTTGGAAGCAAGTTAGTTGGTGTGCTTGAGCGTACGGGATTTGTCAAAACTGTTGAGTTCCGTCCACCCATACTGCGCCCGGTCAAGGATGAGAGCGGGGAGTGGATTAATCCGTTCACCAAAAATCTAGTTAAATTGAACACTAGGAAGAAATCAATTAATAGTGAGATCTTAGCGCGATGTGTCTCGAAATTTGTCCAACATATAACAGATAATATTGAAGAAAAATTGCATCCTATAACGATTGAGGAAGCTATTAATGGGGCAAAGGAGGATGAGTATTTGCGACGCATAAATGTGAGGACCGGCGCTGGTTACGGCTTTGCCGGCAAGAAATATAAGTTCCTCCCTATAGTCGAAGAAGATGCAGATTACCTTATCAGAGAACCAACAGAGGAGCTAAAGAAGAAATTAATTGGCAAAGTTGATCAGTATCTGCGTGGAGTGTCGAGAGGCGCAATTTTTGGCGCTAAGCTTAAAGATGAGCCTAGACAAGTTGAAAAAGTAGTAGCTGGAAAAACGCGGATGTTCTTTCCCTCACAGCTCGATCTTCTCATAATATCGCGTACCGTTTTAGCTCCTTTTTTTACCCTAATGGTGTCACATCGTAAAGTATTCATGAGTTCAGTTGGTATAGATATGCACACGGAAGGCCATGAATTTAGGCGTTTCTTCGCCGAATTTAGCGATAACATATTTGAGGGGGATTATGGGGGTTTCGATACTTCAATGCCATTCGAGATAGGTTTAGGTGCATCCACTGTATTGCATGATACGTGCAAAGCATTAGGCTATAATGAAGACTCATTGACTATATTGCGTGGTGTTTTGTCGGACAATCTATTCCCTATTGTAGAAGTTAACGGTGATATATTATGTGTACCTGGTTTGATGACTAGTGGTTCATACGGTACGGCAGAATTCAACTGCATTCGTAATGTCCTATTAATGATGTATTTCTTTGAATCGCATCCTCAGTTGGCCTTGGACGATTTCTTTGATCACTTGAGAGTTACAACATATGGCGATGACGTTGTGGGAGCAGTGTCAGACGTTATTGCAGATAAATTCAATTGTATAGAATACTCCAAGTTTTGTAAAGAGGTTTACGGTATGGAATTCACGACCTCCGATAAGGGGGAAGTGAAATCCAAATTTACCACTGTGGAGCATATGTCGTTTCTAAAGCGTCAATTTAAATATAATTGTGACATAGGTATGTACACTTCTGTGTTGGATCATAACACATTCTTCAAAATGATAGAGTGGTACACACCATCTTCGGAAGTTACAGAGACGGATCAGGCTGTTTCAACCTGTACGTCATTGTTGTACGAGGTTGCATTAGGTGTAGATAAAGGAACATTCGATGATTTCCGCAGGGAGGTATATGGCATATTGCGTGAATGCTATGATCGTCCTGATATTAGTTTGCCTACGTGGGCAAAGATTGTATCACGCATAAACCCCAATGCTATCACTTTAAGGGGGGAAGAAAAGTGCAAGGAGGAAGTAGAGCCTGACAATGACCACGGGTCAGGTTGCGATCCCTACTTGAAAATAAGTGGTAATCTCGTTACGGAAGGTTATATGTCGAGCCTCCGGTTTCAAGATATGAAATTTCAAGGACAGTTCAATGATATGAAAGTTAAGATGAAAATTGAGATGCTTGAGAAACGTAAACAAGAGTTATTGGATGAGCACAAGGAATTGTTGAACAATTATGATCAGATTCATCCCCTCGACTTAGTACGAAGTATGGGACCGTCAGGAGTTGTTAATATTTCTGCGGTAGATGAGTACAGGCGCATTTGGGCTGAGATTGACGAAATTGACAGTACAATTGCTGTCCTAAAACGTGTTCTGAACAAGAGATTCCGCTCGATGTTTATTCGTACAGAGTCTAGTATGGGTGAGATGGAATCTGGGACGGTTAATGAATCTACTATGTCGACAGTCGAAAACGTGGTTGATATTGGTGGAGACACCACAGATAGTACAGTGGTGGGCTCCATTGCCCAATATTTGCCGCGCGACGATCTCGACGTTAAGAGGTTCCTTAGCAGGCCTGTTCAAATCGCCGCGCAGGAATTAGCGTTGAATACCGTATTGGACTTTAAATATGATATATGGGATCTTTTTACCTCTGACCCGACAGTGCGTTCCAAATTGAGGAATTTTGCATTTATGCGATGTAACTTGAAGGTCAAAATAGCAGTATCCGGAACTCCATTTCATTATGGAAAGTTGCTTGTCTCATATCAACCATTTACGGCGGTGAATTGGGCATTGAGCCAATTTGGAATTACTCATAGGAACGCTCGGTTGAAATATTTGTCACAGGCACCTGGTGCGCGAGTGATAGATGTTAGATCGAATGCTCCATTAGAGATCACATGCCCTTATGTGGCGCCGAAGCCTGTCGGGCGACTTTATAACAGCGTAAGTGAAACCGCAATCTCATCTGCAACTCCTCTATATGATTTTAGTGAGCTAGGCTCGCTCTATGTTCATACTCTTAATACCATTCAGGCATGTTCAACTAACCCGACTCCTGCTTATATGTACATTTATTTGTATGCAGATGATGTGCATTTGCACGGTAGTTCCGGTACCCAGATGTCCATTGTTACTGAGTCTGATATGAAGGATGAAAGGGAAACTGGCCCTGTTGAACGGTTGGCAAGTTCTATGGTAGAGGTATCAATTGCGGCTAAAAAAGTGCCGTGGCTTGCGCCTTATGCCTCGATCAGCCAATTGGCTTTCGGTGCACTGAAGGGGTTATCTGCGTTGTTTGGGTGGTCATATCCTACCATAGTCGCTATGCCACATCGAGTACGCCCAGATCCTTTTCAAAATGGCGCTCAAGTTATTGGGTACGATACAGGGAAAAGGATAACTTTGGATCCGAAACAGGAGCTTGCTGTTAACCCTGGCTTTTCTGGTATGTATGAAGATGAGTTGGCGCTAAGTAGTATCTGTAGACGTGAATGTTTATTTGATACTTTTGAGTGGGATCCGGAGACAGTACCAATGACATCTATCCTTTGGCAAACGGTAGTTTCCCCTAGAGCACAGAAAGTTGAATCTTACTTAGGTAATTATTATGCAAATCCTTCTCCTCTGTCTTTTGCAGCCACTCCATTTGAATACTGGCGTGGCAAAATAACCTATAGGATTGAACTCGTTACGTCTAATTTCCACCGAGGTAAGATTATGATTGTTTATGAGCCGAACATTGCACAATACGGGTTAATAGCCCCTCAATCGCATTTGAACAAACAATATGTGAGGATTGTTGACATCCAAGAAACGCAGGATATCGAGTTTTGTGTCGATTGGAATTTTTCTCGACCCTGGGCCCGCAATCTTACTGACGTGGAGATATGCAGTTCTGTAGGTGATCAATTTGATTATCCACTCTATTTTACGGAGTCCGCTAATGGAATAGTGTATATCGTGCCATTTACACAATTGCAATCTCCAGATGACAATCCGATTCAGGTCAATGTGTACGTGCGCTCTGATGATATGCACTTTAATCGCCTTACTGACCAACATCTTCCAAAGAGTAGGGGATATATTGTCACAGAGAGTGAAATCACATCTATAGATTCTAGCTGTATCGAGATGAACGATGCGGTTTTATCTGACAATAATATCTCTAAAGATTGCTTTGGTGAGGAGCCACTAAGCTTTAGAGCGATGTTAAAGAGGTATACTTCACAATTTTTCTCTGAAACTGAGGCTGAGACGTATTTCCAGCAATTTACTCTACCTGTATTTCCACCATATAATACTAGTAATCTCTATTCATACTTGAAGTGGGCGTTCTTATGCCAGAGAGGAGCTTTTAGACACCGAACGCGTGTAGCTGTCAATAATCCATCCACCACTGTGTTTGATTCGAGAGTTATTGTGTCACTCAAAAACGACAGCCAGTCAAACGTCACAGCTGTTACATCAGCAGTTACTGTACCACCAGCGATAAAATTAGATGGAAGTGTGCAGTTTCTGACATCGGTTAATACTGGTATTGAATATGAGATCCCTTTCTACACCAACAATCTATTTGCTTGGGCGTGCAATGATGATCCTTTTAAGGAAACTCATAACATGTCTCCATTAGCTTTGAGAGACTATACGATTGGAGTAGATAATGGGGCGACATCGCGCGTCATACTGTTTGACGCTTTTGCGTCAGGG